GCATTTTCTACCAGCTTCTCATATGTCCTGAAATCTTCAGCATACTCGAACCCTTTTTCTTTCTTCCATCGCCACCTCAATCCCATCTGGATGATAGGTTCAGGCAAATCTATGGTGTCAGTATCTTTGGTGAAATATTGCTGCCTACCACAATTTATCCAGTTCCATGTGACATATTCAAAAGCCCATGTATTCCCTGCCACAGCAGTTGGTGTGACAAGTAACTCGCCAGTCCTGATCCTTGCCATATAGCGAGGGGCCGTATTAGCGAAGCCTTTTTCAGCTTGCCAATCAGGACCATCAATAACCAATACTGGGAGATTTTCAGTTCTGTCCCATATGGTATCGTTCTTGATATACCTGAATCCGTCATCGGCTATATCTGCAATGAATCCTTGAGACTCTTCAGCTATTGTTGTATGCGTGGCCTCCAAGGTTAATCCCTGCCAACTACCGCGCCCCGATAAATCATTACCCTCTTCTTCAAGCAATGAATAAATCTGGGTAATTTGTGGATCTGTCGAAGTAATAACAACGGTTGGAACTGTGATATTGGTTCTACGACAAAATCTTTGAACAGTAGTTAGCAGGCTCATAGCTTATTCCTGTAGCTTCTTGAGGATTGTTGCTTCTTTCATTAAGTGATGTGGTTTCTTACCGAATTTCTGAAAATACATGCCAGCAAGGTCCCTCGCTCTGTCCTTTTCGTCATAAACTGGTAATTCCTCTGTTTCATGATAGCGTTCTACTGGAGACTTGGTAGGGGTATCAAAGAAAGCGTCTCTTTTAACAGCATTATCAAGGATTTCGCGTTCATTAATTGTATTCTCTGTGGAGGGTTGACTACCCGCCTCTTCGCTCTGAGCATCCATCCGAATCTCAAAACGTTTAATCTGATCCTGCAGAGAGTCAATGGTCCCTTTCAATTGCTCGTTTTGCTTCTCAAGAGACGCTATCTGCATTGTAAGCGGGCCATGATCCTTAGCCGCCTGTAACCAAGCCTTAGCCTTGTTCTTCAGTTCATTGGCTCCCATCCCAAGACGCCGCATTGCTTCATCATTAGCTTGCGCAAGGTCTTCAACAGACCTGCACCCTGCATTCAGAAGATTTTTGCATTGTGCTGGAGAAATAGAACTCCAGTCCTTTATGGGGGTCCCATCTACTGGCGGTTCCTGTCCGTTCTGCCATCGACTATAAGACTCTTTCCACAAGTCTAGATGTTTCTGTGGAATGCGGCCCGCACGCACATTCTTCTCAACCGAGACGAACCATGCCGCTACCTTTTTCACTACAACATCCTTTGAATATGGCGGAGTGATTAGCGCGTAATCTTCATCCTTTGCTACATGATGCCCCTCTGATAATGTCCTCTCACTATCAGTTACTGCGCGTCGCTCAAATCGAACATATGCCGGACGGTTTTCGTCGCGCTCTAAAATTTCACCTACTGACATGTCTCTCTCCTGTCTGGATTAGTTACATAAAATAATGCGGCTGTTTCTTGATCATCTGCCCATTCAATCTCATATCCGTTTGAGATAAATTGGCTTCGCCACCATTCATACGGCTTTACCGTTAAATGCAGATCTGTATGTAGCGCGTCTCCAAAATGATCATGCACAGTGCTTATCTGAAAAAACACTTTATCCGAGGATTCCATGATATTTCTGATAACCCCTTCTACTAGATCTGTCGGAAGATGTTCCATTACATCAGTACAGTATCCATACTCTGACGCTATTGGGGGTTTATTCTTCAGATCCCACTTAAGGAATGGCAGAGAAAGCGCCTCTTCATCCCTACAATTATCGGCAAAATCCACCAACAAGACATTTAAGCCTTTCTCTGCTAATTTAACGCTTGATCTTCCTGTTCCGCAGCCGTAGTCAATAATAAGGCCATTCGGTTCGAATGTTTGGATGAAGAAATCAACCATATGTTCGCCAGGAGCGCAGTCCCGATAACAGTCAAACTGCCACATATACTGATATTTTTCTTGCTCTGTGAGATGCTCGTAATCGGTGTTGTACATGGTCTGCAAGAGACCATCTCCATACACTGTGATTTCACATCCCATATCTTTTAAGCTGCTTGCTGTAAGTTGAAACTTCTCGGCTTGAGCCTTCATGGCAACAGATGAAGTATATTTCTTGCCAGCCCATTCAACATCAATGGTTGGGATAAACATATTCATGTCTTGAGAATAAGCATGTGATTCGCCATCCTTGTGGCATGAATCAAGCCCAAAGATATGCAACTTTCTAAAGCCTAACGCATATGCTGCGCACATAGATGAATTCCCAACCGCAGCACCACCGCCCAATAGAACATAGCCCCCTTTCTTTATTCGATCTTCAGGGAAATACTGCTCTATATCACCGATATCCAAATGCCAGACTATTGGTGAAGCAACAGAATCCATTGTTTTCGGATCAACTTGAGAGCCAAAAAGATGATCTATCGCTAGCTCATCGACAAGTCCTGCCGTTTCCTCTTTTGCATCTATAATGCATTGATACTCAACCACTATTCCATGCTCTCTGAGATATTGGCTTGCTGCATTCATAGCGAATACGGTTCCACCGTGCATTTGATATTCGCGTATGTCTTCTATCGAATCTTTGAGTGATGGTCCGCCACCAACTATTACAGCTTCGCCATCATGTTCTGGCTCTGACTTGAGCCATATTAACTTTTTAGCTGAATTAACCCTTATATTCCTTTCAAGTGTCTCATCCGGTGTATTGCAAATCACCAAGACAGGAACGTAAAGAGGCATACTTGCATGAGGATTTTGATAATCCATCTGCATAACTTCATTAGTAGGTGCTGTCATATAGTACCTTAATAGAGCGGCTGATCATTCCTGACCAGCCGCAATATAGCCTTGTTTTTAATATTATTAAAAACCTGGGCCTCCCAAATCCTTAAGGAAGCCCGCCACTCAGTCCGACGCTGGACCCGCTGGTCGATCAATAATGACAGCCACTGTCAGGACATCACTTTTAGCAGATGCCACAACCGCTACCAAGGCACTATTAACGATGTTACTTGTAGCCGCTGCAATGGTTTCACCGGATGCGGAAGCGATGGCTGCACTGGCAGCAAGCGACAAGGTGTTAGCCTTACTTGCAATAGCCCATCCACTGATCTGATACCAGCCATATTCATCTGCAACACAAGCTGACATAGCTACTGCATGTGGATTAGGAGTACCTACTGCACTTGTAGCAAGGGCAGACTGGAAACCTACATTATAGGTCACCCACAGCCCAACAGTCGTAGAGGCCACGCCTTTGAGATAGATGAACTCACCTTCTCCATAGGTCGGGTCTTTAGCCCGCACAATGGTACCCAGTGGGTGTTTCTGAGTGGTCGAGTTATCAGCGATACCCTGAGAACCTGCCACAGTATCTGTTACTGCATAAGTCATTTTTTCTCTCCTTAAGCGAGGATCAGGCCCTGCTGATTACGGTTAGAGCAAGTCAGGTTGCCCATCCAGAGAATCGGAATTACAACGCCATCCTGATTGATAGGACGCTGCTCTTCCACAATCTCCATATCTGCATCACGATGGACACATAGACCGAGATACTCGGTATTGATGAAGTAACCATGTGTGTCAGGGATACCTGAATTTCCATCAAACAGGACATCTGCCCCTTTGTACTTCAGAGTGGAAAACCCACCATTAGCACTGGAAGAGCTTGTGTAACGCTTAATGGAAACCTGAGATGTTTCGAAATACTGGTAATAGGTGTTATCCATTACGATCAAGTCAGGCTGGTCATCTGCACCACGATCCAGACCTAACCACAGGGGCAGCATCATGGAATTTTCAATAGTCGTCGCACTTGGCGTTACAGACTCATCTGAAGCGTCAAAGATCTGATTCTGCCAGAAAGGATAGGCGGAATCCGCTGAGTCAATACCACCAACCGTACCCGTTCCAAGATCAGAGATGATAGCCTGGAGACCATTAATCTGATTGGTTGCAGTGCCATCAGAGTAGAGATCTTCCGAGAAGTTGTTCGCAAAAGTACGCTTTGCATTCTTGATGCGAGCCTTTGCAAGATTGATGATACGGCTTTCGCCAGAGTTAATGCGCAGTTCACGACCGCTTGCTACAACGTTGATAGCAATCTGACGCCACTGATATTCAGCCGCACTGATAACGTCAGAGGCTTGAATGTTCAGAGTATCCCAGTCGCTGTAACGCTGGTAAGTTGCGTTCTCTGCATAATCTAGCGGAGTTGCGATGGTAAGACCGCCATCCTCGCTCCGGTAATTACCTTTCTTCATGATGTACTTATAGAGTGCATTGCGATTGGAGATATTATCTTTAATCTCCTTGCGATGCTTACGGAATGTGGTAGACACCAGTTCCGTAAAAGTGCTGTTAGGTGATGCCATGACAGGCTCCTTTTAGTGTGAACGTGATTGAATGTCGCGGTAAACTTCCCGCATGGTGTCTTCCATCGTTCCAGTTGGCTCTGTAGAAGCTTTGCTGGTGTCTCGACCTCTGACGTTTGCTGCTTTCGCTTTTTGTGCTTTTTGGGATTCCTTTTTCGCCTCATCAAGAGCTTTCGTTTCTGCTTCTTTCGCAGTCCGGTCAATTTCTTTTTGACGTGTTACAGGATTTAACCAAATAGCATTTTGGTACGCATCCTCCAAATCATATCCAGCATTAATCAATGGTACGATTTGCTCTGATACTTCATCGAAGAACTCATGGGCAGGGTCAGATGCAAATGCATCTACATCCTGTGAAACACGGTCACGGGCTACCTGTTGGGCTTGCTGTTGCGACTGTGCATAATGGCTTTCAAGGTTGTTAACTTTGTCTTGCATTGCCTTTAGTACAGGATCTACTTCTTTCTGTTCACCGTCTAAAGACACATTGTAGCTTTGAGCTAACTGTCTGATAAGGCTAGCCCTACCAGCATCGTCAGCTGTTGATAATCTGTAATGCGCGTTCATCAGATTTCTGACTAAAGCGCTTTCTTCGATCCCTTGAGATTTTAATATCTCTGAATAAGGAGCCATGATATCTCTCATATCGCGGCCTCGATTAGCATCATCGCGATCTTTTTCAAGCCCCTCCCTCATCTGCTCTTCGCGCTGCTCTACATAATCCTGAACGGCTGGATCTAACCCATTCCAGAATCCATGCATCTCCTTTTTCCAAGACTGTGGAGCATGGCGCGCTTCTACTTGCTCAACTTGTTCTTCTTGTTCTGTTTCGATTTGCTCAGTCTCAGGAGCTTCTTCTATTACTTCTTCTTGTTCTGGCTCTACACCAAACAAATCAGAGCTGATGGAATCCATTGCAGCATCCATATCAATGCCGCTTTCTGTACTTTCTGAACCGCTGTCTGCGAGTTCTTCACTCATGGTTAAATCCTCGTATATTCACAATCGGCACCGGATGTTAATTCCTCTGCCAGTTTCTCTCGTTTACGAATGGGCATTTTCTCAAATTCCGCCTCTACAGTTTCATCCATGGCTTTCTCTAATTTCGTCTCTTCAGACTCCATATGAGCAGTGATGTGCTTTTTAAGGCTTGGCTCATAATCAACACAATCATGCTCTGCCATATCCTTTCTGCGCTGTTTATAAGAAGTAATTAACTTCCCTGATGCAGGAGAGAGATAGCTATCCCATGGAGCCATATCGCAATTAATCATTGTCGGGACAATGACGCGATTGGCCTCTAAACCGCATTCGCAGGTTTGAGGCTTTTTATAGTCTTTCAATCTTAGGATTCGATCAAATCTGTGGCCGTTTTTGCATTCGTATGTATATAAAGGCATAAGCATCTCTTAATATAATATTGCAATGTAATCTATAAAGAGGTCGTGTGTCGGCGTTCCAGAATCTGGGTGGATAAAATTAATCTGAGAATCACCGCTTGAAATATAATTTGGATTAGAGGGGATCAGGATTGTTCGATAGTTGTAATCCGTTGCGTTATCTAATCGCATTACTACATCTTCTAATCCAGAATCATAATTATGAAAACTTACATCAACATGATGAGTCGCTAAGCCTTGATAATATGCTCTGAGAACAAGGCCATAAATTGACGTTACAGACGTAAAATTAACACTCAAATCTATGCCGGGAGCACCTGTAACTTCATCGATTGTTGTGATATTTCCATCGAATGGCGTTTGAATATCACTTACTGGAGTGACGGCCGCTGCCGCATTATTGTCATACATACTGTCAGCATCTAAATATGAGCTGCCTGTAAGCTTTCCCCAGTTCGCCCTTCCGTTTCCATCCGCTATCAGATACTCATCATCAGCCCCTGTTACTGCAGGGAATTTATACCTTGGCATTAAATTGATCCGTCACTGCCATTTACAGTAAATGTCAGAGCATTTCCAGTTCCAGTTCTTACTGCTAAGTTCCCCGCAGGATCTGTCATATATAGATTAACTTCTATGATATCCGTTGCATTCCCAGCTAATGAAACATCGTAAGCAATTGCTGTTGTCGCATCATAAGTCGAGCCATCATTATCAAGGAAGATTCTATATGTAGCAGCGGATGCTGTTGTATTGCATATAATGATATTTTCAATCGTAAACCTGTCTCTGCGATCAGGACTGAAGATAGACACAGCTGTAGTGTCGGGTGGGGTTCCCTGTCCGAGTTGCTTTCTGATCTGGCTAGGCAACTGCTTTCATCATCCTGGCTGCTTGTTTGTCCAGCATAGACCTGACATCAGATTTATGACGTTCCAATAGGGCTTTCAGAGAGGCTTCCATCTCAACCTGATTTGTTTGTTGCTTGACATTAGCGAGATCTTCCTGATATTTCAGCTTTAATTGCGCCAACTTGTTTGCAAAATCAAGCTGCATCTTTTCTGCTTTGAGGTTGTTGGATTGCTGAATAAACTGTTCCTGAGCTTGTTGTTTTTCCTGCTGGAATTTCTGCTGCTCTTGTTGAAACTTCTGCTGAGCTTGCTGGAATTCCTTTACTGCTTTTTCTTGTTCTGGATTAGGCTGTTGCTGAGGCTCAGTCATCTGATTCAGCTCGTC